AATGTCGTTTATTATAAGCGTTTCAACAATGGCGCACGCGTAAAATTGGCGTGGCCGACCGTGGCGGGCCTCCGTGGTAAAGAATACCGTTTTATTCTAATGACTGAATACGACGACCCGGTAATGCATCAACGCTTAGACGGCGATCTTTTTCAATTAGGTAAAAAACGAACCGTTACGTTCATGTCTCGCGGTATGACGGCGGCGGAAAGTTCACCGAACCGCGACAACACCGACCGCAAATACAAGCCCAAAACGCCGCACGATTGCCCACCCGTGGGCGGAATAATGGACCTATACAAAAACGGTAATCGTAAACTATGGTATACGCCTTGTTTAGATTGCGGCGAATATTTCATACCTGATTTTGAGTGCTTACAGTGGGTCGAAAGTGAGTCGATTTTAGAAAGCGCCGAAAGCGCGGTTTTAGTTTGCCCGCACTGTGAACACGAACACGAACACAGCGACAAGCGCGAAATGAATTTGCGCGGGCGTTGGTTAAGCGAAGGCCAAACAGTGAACGCCGACGGCGAAACGGTCGGCGACGAACTTCGAAGCGATACCGCGTCTTATTGGTTTCGCGGCGTTATGGCGGCGTTTCAAACGTGGCAATCGCAGGTCGCTGACTATCTCAAAGGCTTAAAAACGTTCGAGGATACCGGCGACGAAACGTTGTTAAAAACGGCGGCGAATATAAACCGCGCCGAAGTTTACACGCGCCAAGCTTCAAAGCTTGAAATGTTGCCCGACGAATTCGAAGATCGTGCCGAGGATTTAGGCGAAAAAGTGGTACCCGACGGCGTATTGTTTTTAGTAATGACAATCGACGTGCAGGCGAACCGGTTCGTTGTGCAGGTTTCCGGCTTCGGTAAGCACGGCGAATCGTGGATTATCGACCGATTTTCTATTCGTGAATCGAATAGAAAAGATTCGGACGGCGAACCGTTGGCGATTAATCCGGCCAGTTATAGCGAAGATTGGGAACTACTCGAAAAAATGGCAATCGGTAAACGTTACCCGTTGGCGTTCGATGAATCGCGCGAAATGGCCAAGGGTGAAACAGTGACCGAGAAGGCCTATAATTTTTATCGATCACTGAGAAAGCGCGGTAAACATAGAAATTTTTATTTAGTCAAAGGCGGTTCGCGCAACGATGCGCCACGGGTAAAAAAATCATATCCGGACGCACAAAAAAAGGACCGTCACGCGACGGCACGCGGTGAAATTCCGGTTTGGCTGCTGAATTCGAACATGCTTAAAGACATGGTTCGCAATGATTTAGACCGACCCGAACCGGGCGCGGGTTTCGTGCATTTTCCGGCGTGGTTGCCGACGTGGTTTTATAACGAATTGACGGCGGAAACCCGAACGCCGACGGGGTGGAAAAAGCAAGGTAAGCAACCGAACGAGGCTTTCGATTTAATTTACTACGCGAAAGCCGGTTATTTAATATTGAAGTGTGAACAGTTAGATTGGGATAAGCCGCCAAAATGGGCGGGCCATTATAGCGAAAACCCGTTCGTTTTTGTCGTCGGCGAAGATCAGGTCGAACCGGCCAAAAAGACACGACGCCGCAAGTCGATTTCGGATATTGCAAAGCGGTTAAATTAGTGCAATACTTTAAAAAATTAAATTCAGGTTTCGAAAATGGCTTGCGACCCTAACGAATGCAGCGAACTATTGCCAAAATTAAAAGCGGCGTATTATGCGTTGCTTTCGGGCGAACGTAAAACGTCGTTTCGCTACCGTGAGCGTACGATCACCTATCAAGCGGCGACGCCCGCTATAATGGGCGAACTCAAAAACGAAATAATGCGACTTGAGACAAAATGCGGTTGTGGCGCGAACGGTCGTCGCCGTCCGTTGCGTTTGGGACGTGTTCACCGTCGCAGGTGTTGTTAAATGAACAATAAAAAACGACGCAAGCAAGCGCGCGCACAAGCGAAGCAAGCGCGAAACGAAAAAAATCAAGTAAAGGCATATTTTCGCGCGGGCGACCCCGTCGAAAAAACTATGTCTAATTGGCATCCTCGACTACAAAGTGTCGACCAAGATTTAAACAAGTATCGCGGCGGCATGATCGCGCGGGCGCGCGACTTAATTCGCAATAATGGCTATGCTCAGTCGAGCGTGTATAGTTTTCTCGACAACGTTGTCGGGCATTTCTTCAAATTGCAACCGTCGCCCAGTTATTTATTATTAGACAGGCCTTTTTCATGGGCGCAAGAATTTGCACTTATGACTAAAACGCGTTGGAACGCGTGGGCAAATTCGCCTTATTATTATCCTGATTATTACGGCGAATCGACATTCGTTCAAATACTCACACAGGCGACGTATAATTATATTGTTGACGGCGAATGTATAGCGGTTGTGCGCTACCGTGGCGGCGAAGGTAAATACCGCCTAAAGATACAACTCATATCGCCAGAACTTTGCAGCACGCCGCCAAGCGAGGCCAGAAACGAAAAAGTCGTCGAAGGTTGTCGACTAGATAATGAAGGCCGTGTCATAGGTTATTATATTTGTAACAAGCACCCGAACGACCCCGGCGCGAAGTCGTGGAAGTACATTTCGAAACGAAGCACCGGCGGGCGAAAGCAAGTAATTCACTTATTCGACAAAGAACGACCGAGCCAGAAACGCGGGCGTTCGTTATTCGCGCCGGTCATTCAGCAGTTTAAACTATTAGATGATTATAAGATTACAGAGAATGAACGAGCAATCGCGCAAGCAATGTTCGCAGCGGTAATATCGTCGGATATGCCTAGCGCCGACGCGTTCGCGGCGTTGGGCGGTGAATTAGACGACAGTGAATACGGTACGCCTTACGAAGAATTTTTAAGTTGTCAAGCTGAATTCAAGGATTCGAGCGGCGGCCTAGCTATTAACGGTTCAAAAGTTGCGCATCTAGCGACAAATGAAAGTTTAGACATTATTAAAAGCGATTCGCCGAATACCGCTTATTCGCAATTTACCGACGCTAACGTGCGCGAACTTGCGGGCGGTATGGGTGGAAGTTACGAACAAATAAGCAAAGACTATTCGAAAACGACGTATTCGAGCGCCCGAACCGCCATGATCGAAGCGAATAAACGTTTCATGTCGATGCGTACACAATGCCCGCAAAAGTTGGCTAATGAAATCTATGCGCTATGGTTAGAAGAAGATCTGATCGCCGTTAGCGGCTACCCCGACAACACGGTCGCGCGTTTTAGCGACTATCCGGCGGCGTGGGTTTCGGCGGCGTGGTTAGCGCCCGGACGCGGCGAAATTGACCCTTTGAAAGCTTCACAAGCAAGCGCGAACAATTTAAATATAGCACGAACAACGCACGCCGACGAAGCCGCCGAACTGGGCAAAGACTTCGACGAAGTTTCGCAGCAATTAGCATACGAAAAAGCGGAATTGAAAGAACTGGGTATCGCGACAAGCGACGAAACCACAAACGAACAGGAAGGCGGACAAAATGCCGAATAATTTGCAGGGAAACGACCCTAAATTCGTAGTAAATCAGGCGGGCGTCGCCGAGTTAAACATATATGATGAAATCGGTTTTTGGGGCGTCGATCAAAACGACTTTAATCGCGAACTAAGCGCGCTAAACGGCGAACCTTTAACGGTTCGAATTAGTTCGAACGGCGGCGCGGTTCAAGACGCTATCGCAATGTATAATATGTTGAAAGACTACGACGGCACCGTCACAACGATCAATGATTCGATCGCAGCAAGCGCCGCCACTATTATATATTTAGCGGGCGACGTGCGAAAGGCTTCGGCGATTAGCTCATTTATGACGCATAAACCTATGGCCGGTTTTTATGGTAACACCGATGATTTAGTCGAATTTACTTCGATGCTAGATCATTACAACGGCGTGATTCAATCGGCTTACGAGCAAGGCGGAATCGATAGCGACATAGCGGCGACTATGATCAATTCGGGCGACTACTGGTTCAACGGCGAAACAGCAGCCGAAAACGGTTTCGTGACAGAATTGACCGAAGCCGCACCGGTACAAAATAGCGTCGATTTAAGTAAATTTGCAAATGTACCCGAATTTGTGTTAAATAAGAGTTTAAAAGCAGGCGCAACCGTTCAAGCGGTGGCGGCAAGTGTAAAACCACCCGAAAAGGTTTTCGAAATGGAAAAAGAAACGATCAGTGCAGCAGACCACGAACTTGCGGTCGCCAGTGCTAAAAAATCAGCGTACGCCGACGCGCTCGAACGCGTCGACAAAGTTAAAAATTTAGAAAGCGCAAAAGGTCGCGAAGCACTAGCCGACAAGCTAGTTTCTAACGCTGCTTTAAGCGTTGACGAAATCGACGAAATGTTGCAAAGCGCGCCGCAAGCCGCGAAAGTTGAAAATTTGCAATTAAGCGACGACCTAGGCGATCTTTCTTTGAAAGATTTAGACGATAAACCCGTCGATCGCGTGAACGCGTTCGCAAAATCAATTGGTAAGGCGGTTTAAAAATGAGTGATTCACAATGTTGTTTACCGGGTAGCACGACCGAAACGTGCGAACGCGATAATTTAATCGGCGATTGCACAGTACGAACGCAACCGTTCACACTTCAAGCCGGTACTTATGCGAAAGGTGAAGTTTTATTCGCGACGGGTACGGGTTCCGAACTTGCGAACCTTGCGACCGACGCCGGTTCGACCGACGCGAACGCGATCGCGATCATGCCTTTTACTGGTACATTTCCGCAAAACGACGAAATGGCCGTGTATGTTGGCGGCGAATTTAACGAAGATGCGGTGACGGGTTTTACCGACGCCGACGCCGTTAAAATTGCACTAAATAAAGTAAACATTCGTTTACGCAAATTTTATTAATTAGGGAGCTTTAAAAGTGAATATTTACAGCACGACAGAATTGCGCCCTATGGTGCGCATCGCACAACCGAACTCGCAATTTTTACTAAATGCGTTTTTCGCGCCGATTGTTGAATTTGAAGAAGAATCGATCTCTTTCGACATTATGAACACTAAGCGCAAGTTAGCGCCGTTCGTGTCACCGTGTACAGCAGGCAAACCGCGTAAAAGCGAAGGTTTTGTCACTAAAACGTTTAAACCGCCTTACGTTAAACCGAAGTCTCACGTTAAACCGTGTCGCGCAGTAAAACGCGCACCGGGCGAGGCTATCGGCGGCGAACTAACAATGCAACAGCGCTATGATATTGCGCTAGCCGACGAGCTTCGCAACCACGCGAACGAAATCGACTCGCGTTTAGAATGGCAGGCGGCGAAATGTTTGGTTGAAGGTAAGTTCACCGTTAGCGGCGAAGATGTACCAGAAACCGAAATCGATTACGGTCGCGACGCGTCGTTGTCATTGACCGCCGACGATTGGGCCGACCCGACCGCCGACGTTCAAGCCGCGATCGAAGAGGCGAGCGGTTTAATACTCGATCTTATTGGTTCGGGTGCGACTGAGGTTGTGATGGATTCGAAAGCCTTCGCATTATTCCGCAAAAATAACGACGTAAAAGAATTACTCGACTTGCGCGCGGGCGGTTTAGAAGAACTTAACATCGCGCCAGAAGTGGGCGCGCGTTCGTTCTACAAAGGTCTATATGGTAACTTGCGCCTTTGGGTTTACAACGATCAGTACGTCGACGAAAACGACGTTTCGCAATCGTTTATTCCTGATTATACGGTATTAGTTATTGCAAACGGCCCACAAGGTTTAGAAGGCTATCAAGCTTTCGGCGCAATTCAGGACGTCGGCAATTTAATGGCCCAAGACATTTACACCAAAATGTGGGAAGAACAGGACCCGAGCGCCATGTGTGTATTATCGCAATCGGCGGGTATTGTTATTCCTTCGCGTATGAATGCGGTCGCAGTAATTGACGTCACACCGGTGTAAGTTAATCGCGAACTAAAAAAGGCGGCCAGTTATGCGCCGCCTTTTTTTATGTTAAAAATTCAAGGGTTTAAAATGGCGACGAAATTTTTCGAACTTACACAAA